CCGCCGCGCCGCCGACGACGGTCGGTGCCTGCCCTGTATCTGCGTTCGTCCACCCGTCCACGGCATCCGTACCGAACGTGTGACAGACGACACCCATATTCCACGACACCCGCGTGTAGGAGATGCCGGTGGGGATACACCGCGGGCTCACGCCGCAGCTCAGACCGATCCCGGTAACGGCCTGAGTTGACGGAGTGAGCGTGAACCCGGTAACGGTCGGCGGGTCCTGCGCGAACATCAGCACGGCATCGGAGATCGTATCTGCGGCCACGCCACTGATGGCCGGCGCCTGCCAGTCCAGATTGACCGTAGAGCCGTTAGGCGCGAAGTAGGTTGCAGCCGCATACGACTGCGTCCCGGTGAAGCTCGGACCATCCGCGCCGAGTACCTGCCACTGATTACCGGCAGTCTCACCAAGCGCATCCCATTTCCACGCCTGCGCGGTGGGTGCGGTGAACGTGGGAATCGTCGTGAACCGGAGCGTGACCTCACGCCAGCCATCCACGATCTCCGGCAGCGCATCGAACTCGTCCACGGTGATCTGTACGAACGTCGTCGGCGCGGCCACCGACCGCAGGACGAGGGGCGCCGTCGTGGTGCCGAACCTGCGTGCGTAGAAACGTGCCTGGGGATACTGCTGTCCTGCCGCGCTGTCAGCGTCGATATCCTGCGTCGCGGTGATCGTGCCGTAGACGGGTGCGCCGATCTGAGTGCCGTAGACGTGGCTGCCCGTGACTACGCCTGCCGCAGTATGCAGTGCGAGCTGTGGCAGGATATCGGACCGCGCTTTGGTGAACGTCGCGCCCACAGTGGTTGACTCGGATACGTCAACCCCTTGGATGCTGGGTATCTCATAGAGTTGCCGGATAGCGGTTTGGATCATCGCTGCTGTCGACGCGCCACCGAAAATGTTCCGATACACGCTAGCGAGGGTGTAATCGCCTGCGGGGAGGCTCGTCCCGCTCACGAACCCCGTATCACGCATCCGCACCAGCGACGACCCGACGGCAAACGAGGCGGGCGTTGTGCTGCCCGTGATGGAGCCCTTACGGTCACCGCCGTATCTGACTCGGGTCTCCTCGCAGTAGGTGACCTTCATTGCGACGTAGCCGAGTTGGACAGGCCGGCTGGCGTCGTTGACCCCGATCTGAAACATGCCAATCAACCGGGTGAGCCCAGCCGTGGCCGCGAACAACGCCAGTTCCGTATAACGCCACGGGTAGATCTCGGTGGTTGTCCAGGGGTCTGTGACAGCGCTGTTCCAGTGCGGATTCAGGTCACCACACACGATCTCCTTAACCGGCCCCGGCGTGTTCAGGGATAGCGGCCCCTCAAGGCTCCCGCTCGCATGCGTGGCGGTGGCGCTCACGGGCACAGCACGCCGGATGGAGAAGCTCAAAGCCTGCAAATTGGAAGGGAGGGACGCTATCTGGTAAAGGAAACTTACATTCAAGATCCGCTTGCCGTACAACTGTTGCGAATAGGGGACCATATCGAACGACATACCGAAATCGACCTGAGACGCGGAGGTGAACTGCACGATCCCGCCGTCATAAGGCGACGCCAGCGCGGCCACCTCGTTAGCCGCGCCGATTACCGACGTACCGCTGCCCGTGATCGACACGGCGGATACGGGAATGATGACTTCCTCAATCGGCCCGGTAAGGGTTTCCTGACCAGCCGGATACAATGCAAGGAAATTCGCGATCCTGCCGGTCCCGGGCAGTGCCGGCGGAAACGTCGCGGAAACGTTATAGGAGCCAGACACCACAGTGACAGGGTCGGCGATGGAGAACGTGTAGCCCCGTTCGGTCACCACGTCAGGGAGGTAATCCGCTTGCTTGATCGGAACCCATTCGTTGCCGAGGATCTTCGCATCATCCGGGTTGTAATCGGCCATGCTATATCGTCCTTACCTGCGTGCGGACGTTGCGCCGCATAATCGTCGTCGCGATACCATCGCCGACTGCCTGACCGATTTGGAATGCCTGCGAGTTGGTGGGAGGGGTGCCGTCAAACTGAAGGCTGATCGCACCCGGCATGAAAGTTATGCCGCCCCCACCCGACGCCTTCTCGATCATGGACATGAGTTTGTCGAGCGGCGCGATAGCCTCGTCTTGTCCAGCCTCGGCGACGCGCACGATACGCCCGCCTGGCACCGCCCCGGCGATGCCGCCCTCGGCGAGTGACGGGATCCGCGGGAGGGAGTCACCAGGCAGGAAGGAGTCGACCCTGGCGATGCCTTCGTTGATCTTGGAGATGGCGCGGTTCAACATCGACTTGATCGCGTTCGCGATATTGCCGCCGACACTCGTCACAAACGAAGTCAACCGGCCAGGGAGCCCCTTTACGAACCCGATAATGCTCTCGATGGCTTGTTTCGCCTTCGATTTCGCCGTATCGAATGCCCTGCCAAAGAAGTTTCCCACCGCCGCTACAACGGCTTGACCCGCCGACAACAGCCGGGCGGGAAGGGCCTGAACAAACGATACGACGTTGCTGAATGCGGTTATCGCGTTGGTCTTCACCATCTCCCATAGCGCGCTCAGTTGCCCGGGGAGGGCCTTCACCGAATCGACTATCAGGCCCGGTAGCCGGGTGAATGCGGCGACGACAAGGCCGATTCCGACACCGATCGCAAAGAATGCCGCATCGAATGCGTTCTGTAGCCATTGCTGGAATATGCCAGGTAGCGATGAGAGCCACGTGCCGATCTTCCCCGGTAGTCCGGAGATGACCTCTACCGCGTCTTCCACGAATCCGACGACGGCGTCTTTCGCGGTGGTGAACGCGCTTGAAACGGTCGAGCCGATGTCCTCGAATATTCCGAGGGTCACTTCAAGCGGACTGCGGATCTTACCGAAGAACGCGACCAGTTCGCCGATCTTGGCGAGACCCTTACCCAGCTCGACGACTGCGTCAGCCGTATCCTGAATGGCTTTCTTGCCCTCGTCGCTTTCCGCGAAGTCAGCGAACTTCGCCACCATCTCCGTCAAGCTCCCGAGGAAACTGCGACCGCTATCGTCGAGGCCACCGAATACAGCACCGAGTAGGCGCCCGACCTCTTTCCCGAGGGCTACGAGTTCGTTGAACGTGGCTACCGCATCGTCGAAGAACTCGCCTAGTTTCCCCGATTTCGCGGCTGCGGTGAGCCAGTCGGCGAAATCGCCGATCACGCCTTGAATGGCGAAGCTCATATCGTCGAATCGGGGGAGGATCGCCTGCGCTACCGCCTCGAACGCCCCGAGTAGCTTAATGACTACCGGCGTCAGGGAATTGACTAGCCCCTTAGTGATCTCGAAAACGTCATTGATCAACTTGAGGCGTGCGGGTGCCGCGAAGAACTTACCGACCTCGGAGAACAGATTCCCGAACGCGCCAGCCACCCCGGCGAGCCCGCTACGGAGGGTCGGCAGGAGGTTGCGGGTGATCGCGGTCAGGTCCCCGCGTAGGGGAGCAAAGAACGCTTCCTGAACGGTGCGCTGCAACCCGCGCAGCGACGGCAGAAGCTTGCCCACTTCCTTCGCAACCGACCGTGCCGACGGGGACAGCTTTTTCAACGCTTCGTCGATCTTCTCAAGATCACCCGACGCGACAGCTTCGATCGCCTCCCCGAAATTCTGGAACGCCAAGACAAGCGGCACGATCGAGGCCGCGCCCACTGCGGCAGCCGCAGGAATAGCGACCACGAACCCGGCCAGATCAGCGAGCGCAGCGCCGAGAGCAGCCACCGGCCCCGACGCGAACAGGGCAGCGGCACCAAGGGCGACGATGCCCGGTACGCCGCCCTTCGCGCCTAGCCCCGCGAGCGCCTTCGCTACGCCGCCGGCACTCGAACCGATCTCCTCGAACGCCTCCGACCCGTCGGCGCCCATTTTGAGGAACCGGCCGCGGGAGTCGCGCAGGCGCCCGTTGATGTCGATGAAGGAACCCTCAACACCCTTCGCGCCCTTCTCGATGTCCTTGAACGCGGCATCGGCAGCGCGGCCCATCTTGGAGAAAGACTGCTCGGCGCTTTTGCCGCTGGCCCGGAAGGAGTCTTCTACCTGGTCTCCGGCTTTCGCGGCCTGTTTGCCGATGTTGCGTAGTTCGTTGGTGATCTGGCGTTGAGCCGACCTCTCAAAAGCATCGAAGTCGGGCAGTATCTCCACGAACGCCGTGTCAATGGGACGATCGGCCATGTGCACCCCCGTGCGGCCTCGCTACATCACGTTGATCTTACGTCCACGAGTACGCCCGACATGCTCGCTTCCTCATCCCCCCGCCAGAACCACGGCGTCTCAAGCCCCGGCACCGCGAACGGGTCATCGTCCGGGACGGGCGCCGCCGCAGGCTTAGCCTGTTCCGTGAGCGGGCCGATCAGGTCCCGGTCTAGATCATCCTTCGTGTACATGCCTTCCTTCCCTGGCTCGTCGGGCAGCGTACGCCGCCACAGCACGTGAACGAGGTTCAGGAAACGAACAGCGGGGAGACCCCAGGGATTGATTCCTCGCTCGGCGCAATATCCGTCGAAATCCCACCAGCGTCCGCGGACCCATTCGTAGAGTCTGAGGACGCTTCCGTAGGGCGGACGGTGTAAACCTCCACCATCCACCGCACAACCGGCAGCACCTGCCGTACGAGGTCAAGGGGTTCGGTACGGGAGAACAGCCGCTCACGGAACCTCGGCGCAGTCTCGGGCGTCAGCAGCAGATCCGTCAGTGCGGCGATGCGTTCCAGCGCGGCTTCCACCTCGGCTTTCTCGCCGAGCTTGAATCCGCCGAGGCCCTTCGCCGATTCCATCAGCTCGCCGAGGACCACGGGCGCGATCACGGCAGGCAGGAAGAACACGTCTGCGTCAATCTGGAACCGCTTCGGTCTCGCGTCATCGGCGCTGAGCGAGAAGTCACGGAAGGTGAGGTCATCTGACATGCGCTCAGCGTACCTGCCGCACAGACACTACCCATGACGGTCAATCTTTGGCGGCGCGTAGGCCCCTGGTCAGGAACGGGTTAGGCTTCATGCCGGCCACCGAACGTGCGTACACGTACCGGTTCGAGCCCTTCGGTTTAAAGCGCAGGAACTGCGCCCGGGTGGGGCGGATCCGGCGACGCCGCGGCCCGAACACACCCGTACCAGTCTGCACGAACAGCATGTAATAAACGGTTGTACCGACCCGGGCCCCCGGTACCCCGTTACGGTAGATCTGGCTCGTCCCGATCGACGCCCGGCCGCGCCCAGTGTCGATGCGGCGCGGCGGCTCAGACAACGCCTGTTTCGCACGGGCCTCCACATTCAGGCCACGCCGCAGCATGTCCCGCGCCACACCGCCCTGCGGTTCGCGCATCATCTTCACGAACACCGTCGAATGCCACTCCTGGCGTACCCGCGCCCGAGCCACGACTACACGTCGCAGGGCAGGCAGTTCGGCAGATACATGCGCACCGTCGTATCCGACCCGATACAGCCACCACCCGCGCCGGCCGCCAGCGTGGGCAGCAGCTGGAACGCTGCTAGGCCCTCGTCGAGCAGCGGCGTCAGACAGCAGATCACGGCGCGGCGTACTGCTGAGGCGTCGAGGCGTACCTGCCTGGCTTCCGACGCCACCGTTGCGCAGTCCGGCGCGGTTCCGTCCTCACGCACCGCGGTAGAGCAGCGCATAACGTTGATGATGAACTCGGCCCCGACCAACAGGTTGATAGGGCACGCCGTGTCGTCGTTGATGAAGTTGACCTCGTCACGGCCGTCATTCGAATAGAAGTCCCGCTGCCACGAAACGACGAGTTGGCCGCAGGCGGCGTTCTCGTCAGTGTCGACGCAGCCGCAGCAGTTGTTCCACCCGATGATCCCCGCCGCGTTCCTGCATACCCGGGCGGGCGCTGGGTCGAGCAGCGCGAGGACACAGTTGGCGAGCGCCGTTTGCAGGTCGTAAAAGGCGAGGGGGTCCGTGGGGTCGATGGCCATCAGGTTCCCGTCCGGCGCCACGGCGGGGTGCCGTCGATGTCGTGCACGACCGGCGTACCTGTCAGGTTGAACGGGTTGTAGCGGCGCAGGAACCGGTCAGTGAGCGGGAGACCCTCAAGTCCGAGATTCAATAGGTCGGTGAAGTCGGGGAAGTTTAGTTGGACGTCGGCGCGGGTCACCGAGGTAGCCCACTTCGGGAACTCACATTTAATACCTAGGCACAACTTCATATAGTCTATGGCGAGTTCGCCGACAGCGAACCGCCCCGACTTCGGCACCGCCTCGCCGGTGACCACGTCCACAGACCACGTGTTAGGTTGCGAATCGTCGAGCGACAGGTCCTGGCAGGCCGGCCACACCCCGCCGTCGGTACGCACAAGCTTGCGATTATCGTCGATCCGGTATGAGCCCGTAGGCATGATCGAACCGTCGAGCTTCACCTGAACAATCGACTGAGCCGGCACCGGCAGAACGGTTTCCTCAAGCGGCCCACACGAACACGTATCAGGGCACGACCCGCACGTGATGTTGTACCAGGCCCCCGCATACAAGACCGGTTGCGGATACGACCCGAACTCCCACCACATGTTCGAGAACGGCCAGCTATCGCCGTAGCAGGAACGCCGGCACGGGCGGATCGTCGTCGTGCAGAACCCGAACCGCTGCTGAGTGCCCTGCCACAAGATCTCTGTAGCCGCTTCGAGCGCGAACCCCGACACGGCCTCGCTGCCCAACGGCAGCGCCTGGCAGAAGATAGGATCCCAGGTCTCGCAGGGGCCGAAATCGGTAGTCATGACCCCTCCTAGCGTTAACCGGGGATCGCCTGCCCCCGTCGAACCTCAGGCGATCCCCGACGATCTTATGCGGGAACCTGGATCCCACACGCAGCCGTCGGCGGCGCAGCGGTCGTCAGGTTCTGGAACCAGTGGTCAGGGACCACCGTCACAGCGCCCGCGCCCAGCCACGTCGCACCCAGGTTCCAGGCAGGGTTCACGGCCATGCTGTTGGCCTGGATTTCCAGGACCGACGGCGCCGACGATATCAGGTAGTCTCCCAGCTTCCCGTCGGTGAGGTGCGGCCACGCGTTGTACACGAACCGTTCCGTACCCCCGACACAGGCCTGGGTGCCGGCGACCCGTTGCCAGATCTCCAGCGACCAGTGCAAGGTGGCGGCGCCTTCCGCGATCGCGAACCCGGTACCAGTCGGCGACTCCGACGAGGTGAGCAGCCGGGCCGGCGAGACCGTGTTGGCTACGAGCCCGGGATCGATGAGGCAGAACAGCATGTTCAGCTCGAAGTTCGTCAGGATGTCGGCGGCTTTGTCATTGACGCACAGCGCGTCGTCGGCGGTACGCGTCACCGTCCGGTCGCCAGTCTCGTACTGGGCGGAACTGGTGGCCTGGGTGAACCCAGCAATGATGATCTGCGAGCCCGAGGATCCGGTGACGGGCAGGCCGCAGGAGTCGAGGACGGTGATCCGGGCTACGCGGCCCTTGATCGGGGAGTAGCACCTTGTGAACGTTGCAGGCATTCTGTTCCCCCGATTACACGGCGCTCAACGGTAGTCCGGACACAATGCCACCAAGGGTGACAAGGGTTCCGAAATGGCAGCAATCCCAGCCCAGCAGATACGTACGCTCGGCCTGAACCTTTACGGTGTTTTCGGCGCGATCGAACCAGTCACGGACGTTGTAGGCGGCGCGCATGTTGCCCTCGGGATCGGGTTCAATCCCGCGGTAGCCGAACACCGCGCCAGTGGCGTACATCCACACCGCGTTGACCGGCGCGGTGCCATCGGGTGCGGTGCCGGGATAGCCGGCGCCGACGGCGACCAGGTTGCCGCGCGTGGTTTGCAGCCGGGGACCGTTGGGTCCGCCGACCTGCACGATCAGATGCTGAGCGACGAGGGCGTTGAAAACGATATCGGGTACGTGGATGACGCCCTGCCCCCCGTAGCAGGCGTCGAGCCGCGATTCGAGGTAGCCGAGGCCCTCCACCACATCCAGCACCGTCGAGCCGGTAACGGTCGTTACGGCGGTCTGCATGATGATGTTGTCGCTGTTGGTGAAAGCCGTGTCTTCCGCGAGGTGCGGGAACACGACAGCCTGTCCACCGGCGATACCTGTCCAGAACGCCCGCTCGACCTGGATCATCTCGGTTTGTGAGAGGGCGACCCGTGCCGCGTTCTGCGCGTTGCTGCGCTCGAACGGGTCGTTGTCGAACCCGACCGGCGAGCAGTCGACCTCGGCGAATACGGTGAACGGCTGGGCGCCGCGTGCGGCGATCGTGTGCGTCGCGGCTTTCGCCGCAGGCGCGGGCGGTGGTCCGCCGGTGCCTGTGACGGTGATGCATTCGTCGTAGGTGGTGTTCGACGTCCCGCAGATCGGCTGCCACGTGACGCCTGAACGCCACCGGTCGCCGGTCGCGGAACGGTCCTGGACTACCGACCACAGCCCGTAGGAGAGGGGCGTGAAGTCTGGGCTTTCCACCTGGTTGAGTGGTGCGACCATGGCTTACACCCCCCTCTCTAACGGTTGTTGAATGGTCAACTTACAGGCAGTTGGTGAGGTCCTGCGCGCCGGTGGTGCCGTCGGCGCAGAGGAATACACGGCCCTGCTTGATCTCGTGGCCGACCATCGCGATCAGGTGGCACTCTTCCGTCCACAGGGCGGTGTGGTCGTTCTCCGCGTTCAGGACGGAGTCACGCACGACACCCAGGTTCAGGCTCATGCCGTTGCCGCGGACCACCGTGCCGGCGGCGTACAGCAGGAAATCAACCTGCGTCGGCCACAGCGACGGAGACGTAGCGCTGAACCCGGGCAGCCCGGAAGCACGCACCTGCCAGTCGCTGACGAACTGCACCCGAATGTGCCGGACGTCGAACCAGTCCGCGAGCAGCGCATCCGAGACACCCATGAACTCCGCCATGCCGCCACGGCGGGACAGGTCGGCGCGGGCGCCACCCAGCCACCAGTGCGGCAGGATGACCTCAAGCGGCGCCGCCTGGCACATGCCGTACCGGGTCCGGTAGTCCTCCGCGAACAGCTCGATCGCCGACAGCGTCGGCGCGACCCAGCCGGCGCCGCCCACCGGCGAACCGCCCGTGACGACTGCTGAGGCGAGGCTCACCATTTGCTGGATGTAGCGGGTGTTCGACGCGTGGTAGAGCGCCGACATGAGCAACCGGATCTGGTTGCGGGTGGCCTCGGGGTATGCCGAGTCGGTGAGGTTGCCGGCCGTGAGGCAGATGCCGTAGCACTCAAGCCGCACATCCGTGAATTCGGGGCAAGGCACCCGAACACACGGTTTGTTGGGCGAACCGGTCACGGTGGCGATGTCGTCGGTTTCCGTCCACAACCACGGGTTGGTACCCGACGTGAACGCGCCCGTGAACACCGACGCCAGCGACGGCGAAACCGGGAACTTCGTACCGCCACGCTCGACACCGAACGTCGGCAGGTCGATACCGCCGTCTTCGCACGTCATGTTGAAGAAGTCGTACCGCAAAAGCGACGGCGAACAGAAGCCGCCGCCCGCGACCTCGATACCGTTCTCGATCACGTAGAGCTGGTTCGGATCCGTGAGCTTCTTCAGCGCCCGTTCGACCTCGTCTTGCGACGACGACGGGGACAGCCATGTGTCGAACTGGTTCTTGATCGTCGCGACCGGCGTATAGGTGGGGCTTCCACTGGTGACGCCGAGGTTACGCGCGACCTCGTGCATGGCGTCGGCGACCTGGGAGCGGTCGTTGAACCGCTGCCCATGCTCGAACGTGTTGACGTTCGCTGCGGCGGTGATGATGAACTCATCCTCGCGGCTGACGACCGGTGCGATAGCCCTGCGTGCGGCCCCGCGGAGGGAGACGTTCAGGGTCGGCGACTTGAGGAGATCCTCAACGGGCGTCTTGCCCCGCGGGGTCGCGCCTGCGGTGACGAGTTCCCCGACCTGTGCCGGCTCGGCGGGCGCGGCAGGCGCCGCGGGCGCCTGAGCGGCGGGTGCCGCCGCGGGCGGCGCCTCGGCGGGCGGCGTGAGATGGTCTGTGCGGAACGAGTCGATAGCCGCAGCCATTTCGGCGGCGTCGGCGGCTACCTGGGTTTCCTGCGCCTTGACGGCATCGAGGTGTCCGCGAAGCGTGGACAGCGCCTTGAGGTCTTCGGCGTTGTGGGTTTCCTTGTTGACCACAGCCGCGCCCTGCTCCTCAAGCTGGGCCCGCAGGGCGACCAGCTCGGCAGCGGAGAGGGCCTTGAGGTCATCCGGCATGGAAAAGGGCGAGTCGGCCACAGCAATCCCCCGTGGATGCTAGGTGTGTGTGGCTGCGAATCGCCCTTTATCGCAGTGAACAGGTTCAGGCTAACGGTACATGTGATACGCGTCCAGCACCCCGCGGGTCTACTCCTCGGTGGAAGTCGGCTCGGCGGGTGCGGGCTCGCTCGGCTGGGGTGCCGGTTGACTCGGCTGGCCACAACAGGTGAACATTAGTTTCCCTCCCCTCGGAAAACGTCACGGTAACGGGCAAGCTGACTTGCCGTGTCCAGGCCCATCGTAGCCGCAACCATCTCGACCACATCACGCGGAATCCCCGATGGCACCACCGACGCCACCGTGATCGATTCGCGAACCGGCACGATCGGCACCGCGGCATACACGAGCGACCCGTCACCATCAGTGCGAACGGACGAAAGAACCTCGCCCGCGTCGCCGGACGCCGCGACCTCGATCGACGACGACGTGTACCCGGGGTTCGGCACGACCAGGGCGGCGATCATCTCTTTCCAGCCCTGCTTCTCCTGGTGGGGCTGCCAGTCACCGGACAGCCTGGACACGAAGATGCGGGAGAGCTGCCCCGGGGTCAGGTCGGGTTCGAGGGCGCCGGCCACCCACACGCCGTACGCGTTGTGCCCGATGTTCAACTTCCCGACGATCGAACAGGTGTTCTCGTAATGGTCGATGCGGTCCGACAGGGCGCCGTAGCCCGTCGTCGGGGCGTGGCCACAGCCCATCGTCATCGGACCCGCCGCGATCCACCCCTCATCGGTGAGAGCGCCCCGCGTCTTCAACCACTTCGAGTAGTCGACGTTTTCCATACGCACCGTGTGGTTCTTCCCACGGAACGCGGGCGCCCGGTGCGGGACGTTCTTCGGCGCGAGGTACCCGTACACGCGGCCCTCGTCGGTGACGATGAGCTGATAGGACGGGTCACAGTCCGGCTCGTCGAACCATTCCCGCTTCGGCAGGTCAGGAAGCGTGATCGTGTAGCCTGCCCCCGCGGTAACCGGGTATTCGATGTCGGTCATGTGCACCCCCGTGCGATTGATCAAGGTCAGGATACGGGCGGCTGAGCGTCCGGACAACCGCAGTCCTCGGCAGCCGAGGCGATCTCGATACCCCGCGCGGCGAGCGCTTCGAGCAACGCCGGCAGCGGCTCGACATACGCCGACTCCTGCGCGATACCACCCGAAGACGTCACTTCCATGATGTTTCCGCCCAGGTAGACTTCCTGGGCGACCTCGTCAGGGTTCGCCGGCGAATACAGATACTCGACCTCAATGGGCTGCTCATCCATGCCCACCGAAACACCCCGGATCCAGCCCGCCGCGAGTTTCCGCGCGTATTCGAGGGCCCGCGGGTCGTCGAGGTCAAGGGAACCCCAGCCGTGAAGCTCCGTACCGTGCCGGGCTACATCGGTGACGAGGCCAACCTCAACCACCTTTTTCTGCCCACCATGCATCCCGGACTCGACCTGCCAGTTGAACGGGATAGGCGGGGTACGCCACGTCAGCGAACCAGGCATCTGCACGCGCCGCCCAGTCGACACACCCTCGGTGTGCATGAGCGTGTGGAACTGCGCGCCCGGCACAGCCTCGGCGATCATGTCTTCGTAGGCGAGTTGATCGGCGTACATCTCCGCCATGCCCACGGCTTGCCCTTCGCCAGCCGCCGCTACGGTCATCCCCGCCTTTTCACCAGGCCATTTCCCGGTCGCGCGGTGGTGGAGCGTCGCGCACAGGCCCTCCGGGTCGGTGACGCCCGGCTCGTCACGCAACGCTTTCACGCAGCGGCGGAACCCGCCGGGCTGCGCTATCCGGATCTTGCCCTTGGTGGCGGCGAAGAACCCCTCCACATCGAACGCGGAATCGCCAACCGCCCCGCTGAGCGGGTAGTCGGTGACCTCATCACCGAACGCCACCCGCAAACGGTCCAGGGTCACCGGCCCCAGCCGCCCGACCAGGTCAGGGAGACGCCCTAGATCATCCGAATATGCAAAGGTCACATGAGGCACATACGGGGCATGCTGCTTCGGGGTCGGGAACTTCACACCCCCCGTCACCGCCTGATGCAACTCGGCGAGCCCATCCCCGCCCACACCCATCACCAGCGCAGTGTCACGCTCGTCCGTGTGCGGGTTGAAGACGTTCAACGCGAACCCGTCACCCATGATCGGCGGGATCGAACCCGCCAACTCGGCGCACAACGCGTGAACAGCCGCCTGCGCGTCAGGGTCGATGTCGGCGGCGTCGCCCAGATACATCACCGTGAGGTGAAGCTCATCGGCCGGCTCGCCGTCGTCGAGCGCGAGACGATCGATGTCGGCAGGCGACGGCACCAGCGCGATCATCGCGCCTGTATGGGTGGCAGCCGCAGCTGTCTCAGGTCCGTTATCCCGCTTCATCAATGCCTCTATCTGTCTGCGCAGCGCAGCGACATCCTTCGAGCCGAGTACGGCGGCGTTTTCCGGCGCTAGGGACCAGTCCGCGCCCGCGCCCAACGGGCGTACTCCGATGCTCAGGCCCCAACCGAATTCGCCGTCATCGACACCTGCGACCTCATAGGCGAGGTCACCCCACTGTGATGGCACTGCACCGCGTGCGATTACGTCGTCAGGCTGGAAACTATCCGTGAGTTGATCAAGTTCGCGGAAGCGTGCCGTCAACTGCCTGGCTTCCTGCTCCTGCTCGCCAGTCAGGGTCTCCCCGGCAGCCTCCCGCGCCAACAGCGCTTTCCTGCGCGCCGCTACGTCGTCACGTTCAGCCCATGTCGCGGCCCGCTCAGCAGACCAGGCCGATCCGAGCTTCTCGACAGCCTCCAACTCGGCGCCGAACTGCCCGGCCTGCTCATCGTTGAAGTTCGCGGTACCGCCCTTATCCGCTGCACGCCACTTGCCAAGGTCTTCGTCTGGAACGATCCCCACCCGCAGCGACGGCGAACCCGCGCGACGCGTCAGGGCCAGACCGATCGAGTTGTCCGAACCATCCGCTGTAGGTCCCTGCCCACTGGCGACGAACTCTTCCCCCGCGCCAAGCGAAATCCGGCCAGCAAGATTCAGCCGGTCAGAGCGGGCACCAGGCCCACGCTTCTCCGCGAACTGGCCTTCCCTGTCACGCGGATGCTGGCCTTCCACGAATCCGGCCGCCACTTCGGGCGCCTCCTGTCTGCGACGGATGTTGAGGAAGGTCACAGCACACCTACAGTTGATTACCTCTTCGGCTTGCCCCGTCGGGTCACCGGGGAAGTCGAGGTGATCCCCGCCAACCTCGAACTTCGCGCCGAGGTCGACTGTTTGGTGATGGGCTTCGAGGTGGGTTACGCGGGTGCGTCCGTCGGTGGGGGACGTGGCCTCCCACTGTTTGTCCATGTCGAGCCCGAGGGAGCGGGCCTGGGTGATCGAGCCCCCGTTCGAGGCCGCGGCTACCTCGGTGCGCGCGGTAGCGCGAGCGCGCGGCTCCGAGAACCCCGCGGCGTCGCGTACCCGCTGCGCGAGTTCGGGGATGCCGTCGCCAGCCTTCACCCCGGCAACGAGCTGTTCGCGGATCTCTGCCCATACGATGTCCGAGACAGCGCGCAGCCGGTTCGACGCCGACGCCATCCACGCCGCCGCAGGCTCGTCGAGCGGGGCGATATCCGTCAACTCGTAGGAGAGGGCGAGCAGTGTCGGCTCAGCCGTTTCCACGAACACCGCCGCTGACCCTTTGAAGATCCGCGTCAAGGCGGGAACGAGCACCTCAGCTACGTACGTGTTCCAGACGGTGAGCGCTGGTGCGATCGTCGCGTCTGTGACGGTGGCCGCGATGGGTTCGGCGGCTACGGCTGCGGCAGCCGCGGCGGCAGCGGCGGCGAGGCCGGCGTTTATGAGGGCGTCGAACTCCTCTTCAGCGGCCCTGATCTCGTCCTCGTTGTATCCGCGGGCGGCGTCGGCCATGGCCTAGGTTCCTCTGACTGCGTGAGTCCCGTTCGCGACGCCCACGAGCGCGCGGGTTTCGGCTGGCGTGCCGAACTGTCGGCGTACGGCTGCGGCGACGCTCGCCGTGGTGGGGGTGGTTTCCTGGGGGCGCGGGTTGCCCTGGGTTGCTGGTGTACCGGCAGTCGGCGCGGTTCCGCCGATGGCGGGGGTTCCCCCCGGGCGATTGGGGGTAGCGCCGACTGCCGGAGTTTGGGTGGGCTCGGGTGGAGTCCAGGGGGTGAGCGATTCCAGGGCGATTGTGGCGTTTGTGGTGTCTTTCGCCATGCCCTTGAGGATCTGCTCTTGAAGCTCGCTGTCGTCTGGCCTGTCGTCTTCGTCGAATCCGTTGGCGCGGCGCATCGCGGCGCCGGACAGCTCGAACCGGTCGTAGAGTTCCCGCGACTGGGCGGACAGGTCGGGGCGGGCGATGAGGTCGGATGCGTCGTACCAGAAGACGAGCATGCCGCCGCGCGGCCCTACCGGCTCAAGGCCCATTTCGCGGAGGATCGTGTGCATGACGCCCTTGGTGAACCCTTGACACAGGGTCTCCGCCTTAGGCGAAATGTACAGTTTGATACCGGTTTCGTTGGTCAGCCATCCTGACCAGTGGTTCATGTCGCCATACCCCAACAGGGCCTCGATCGGCATGTTCAGGGTGACAGCGAGCCGCTTGATCTCAGCTTCGCGCGTCGCGAGCAGCTCTTTGGTCACGCCATCGGACACGATGACGTGCTTGATCTTCTCGATCATCTCCATGGGCCACTCGATGATCTGCGGCAACGCGGCACCCGCCGACCCAGGGTTACGGATATTGTTCATCGCCGCATCGATCAGCTTCTGAACAACCCACTGCGGATTGCCCTTGTACTGCTCAGGCACCTTCACAGAGGCTTCCTGCGGCATGAACAGAATCCCGTTCATGGCGATACGGGACACCAGGGTAGAGATGATCCGCCGATTCAGAAGATCAATCGTGCGCATCGACTTCAACGCCGGCCGCGACGCCGAGAACGCCCGCCACTGGAACTGCTCATCGGGCTCGAAAATGCGTGTCGGCAGCGAATCGTCGGCGAGGGGGCGCCAGGCGGAGTCACTGACGCGGATCTCCCACCAGGGAGTGCCGTTCATGTAGGTGTCGCGGATAGCATCCTTAGAGATGATCTTCCAGTCGGCGAACGCCAGCGGAATCTGCTCACTCGCCCGCTCGACAACGAGGATCCCCTCGCCGGCCACGCCGAGTTGGACCGCGCCTGAGCCCATGATCTGCGCCTGGCCTGCCGTACCACCCGCGAAAACCTGCGCGAGCGCGAGCGCCGCGGTAGCTGCCTTGTGTCCGCGGACGTCGTCGAGGGTGAGCACGGCTGGGTCTTTCTGGCCTGGCACCATCTCGGCTGCCACGAGCCGTACCCGGCTCATCGAATATTTCAGCCAGTCGATGCCTGAAGTGAACTCGCCGAGGTTACGCCAGAAGTCCCACGCCTCTTGCTGCCACGTCTCATAGTTCCAGAGTTGCCGCGTGAGCTGCGGATCGTTCAGAACCATCGCGCCAGCCGTAGTGATCTCAGCCGAGGCGGCGCGGCGTAGGAGTCCGCGGGTGCTATCCGGCATGTTCACCCCCGTGACGTCCGGCTACCGCTGATCGTAGCGGACAACGCAGCGTACGGCGATCAAGCCTGGGAAACGCCGCAGGCCCCCGCTCCGGTGCGGGGGCCTGCGGTGATCAACTCTGGGGAGGGTCGACACGCCGAACGAGATTCAGCACCCCGATACTAGCGCACGCGGCCCATCGCGCCCGCCAGCATCCGCCTGCGGCGTGCCCGACGGTGCACGAAGTCCATCTTCGAGATAGCCACCATGCGAAGCACTTGCTTCATGTAGGCAGTAGCCTCAGGACTCATCATCTGAGCCGCTCCATCCGACTAGGACCGTGGACTCGGACCGTCCCAGCATTTCCAACCACTGCGCCTGCGTCTCGCAGGAAGGAACCGTGCCCGTACGTACGTAGTCATAGCGCTTTATTCCACTAGCCGCCTCGTCGATATGCGTCCAGATCTCCACCATCGGCACCTGATCCCCGTCAAAGTAGGTTAGGCGCACAACACGTTCCGTGGCGGTTGCCGTAGGGGGTGCAGCCTGAGGTATATCCATCACTGCTCGCTCTCCCGCGCTTCACGCTCGAACTTCAGCGCCCGCACCTCAGCCTGCAACTGGTGAATCGCGGCGAGTCTGCGCTTGCTCACCTCGAACTGCCCGGCAAGCTGCTGCTCGCACAGGTTGTAAGCGGCTTTCAACTGGGTAAGCCGCATATCCAGTTCAGGATCAGCCGATCTTAGACCCATGTTCCGAAGCGCTCGGGAAACCGGCGTC